AAATATCCTCAAGACACACAGAAACGAGTCAAGATTGTTTGGCATGATCTTAAAGCCGAGATTCGTGAACTAACATCTAACTTTATTGGTGATATTAATATTATCCTTCACCTCGCAGCATCAAGCCATGTGGATAGGTCAATCAGTCATCCTATGGAATTTCTAATGGATAATACCCTTGGAACAGTCAATCTATTGGATTATGCCAGAACACTCAAGAACCTAGAACGAATCATTTACTTCTCGACAGACGAAATCTTTGGATCGGCTCCAGAGGGTGTACTATATGGTGAGTATGACAGGTATAATTCAACTAATCCATATTCAGCATCCAAAGCCTCAGCCGAAGAGTTCTGTGTGGCTTATGAGAATACCTATAAACTTCCTATCTTTGTTACCCATACGATGAATGTCTTTGGTGAACGTCAACATCCCGAAAAATTCATTCCTATGTGTATTCGTAAGATTCGTGATGGTGAAAAGATATATGTGCACTCAGATCCTTCTAAGACACAAGCTGGGAGTCGATTTTATATCAATGCCAAAGATGTAGCCGAAGCCATGTATTTCCTCCTACATCTCAACGAGGACCAGCATCGATATATCAAGTCCCATATGGATAGTCTTGGTGTTCGTTGTCCTAAGTTCAATGTGGTCGGTAAGCAAGAAATCGACAACCTCTCTATGGTCAAGATCATTGCTCAAGCTCAAGGTAAAGATCCTGTTTATGAGATGGTTGACTTCCATACTTCTAGACCAGGACACGATCTAAGATATTCTCTAGATGGAACCTTTATGAAAAATCTAGGATGGGAACCAAGAATCTCACTGACAGAAAGGCTACATGAAGTAACTAAATGGTCACTCAACAACCCAGAATGGATCAATCTATGACAGTAATTCTACAAAAATTTTTCGACAACGTAACCCATTCATCAGATAAGTGGGAACCATACTTTGAAATTTATGAGAGACATCTTCGTAAGTATCGAGGACAGCTAATTAATCTAGTTGAAGTCGGTGTTCAGAAAGGTGGATCTTTGGAAATGTGGAGTGATTACTTTGGTGGTGGAGGAACCATTACAGGAATCGATATTGATCCCGAATGCGCCAATCTCAAGTATGATGCCAAGAATATCAATGTCATTATTGGCGATCAAGGTGCAGAAGGATTCTGGGATGAGTTTTTTGTGAAGTACCAAAGACCAATCACTATCTTCATTGATGATGGTGGACATTATATGGACCAACAGATTCTTACATTCGAAAAAGTATTTCCACGAATGCCTGTAGGAAGCATTTATATTTGTGAAGACTGCCATACCAGTTATATGCCTCATAATGGTGGTGGATACGGAGTTAAATCATCCTTTATTAATTATGCCAAAGATTATGTCGATGTTATTCACGGAAGTTGGATTAATGAACTAGATACTAAGCTAGAACATAAAAAGAAAATAGGAAAAGACTTGACAGGTGTCTTCTTCTATGATAGTGTTGTAGTTTTCGAGAAGTCTGGCAAGAAGGAGATGCGCCGTGTTTTCCCAGCAAAATTCCGTTGAACTTAAAGAGTGTCTAGCTTGCGGATCATCTCATCTCAAGCTAACTTTCAATCTTGGTGAACAACCTTTGGCCAATTCGTATAAGGATTCGCCAGACGAGATTCAAGAAGCTTTTCCATTAGCTATCAATCGATGTGAGAAGTGTTATCATGTCCAGCTAACTCATGCCGTAAATCCTGAGCTTATGTTCAAGGAATATCTGTATGTGTCTGGAACCTCTTTGATCATGAGACAACACTTCGATTGGTTCGCCAACTTCACCAAAGAATATTTTAATTTTGCGAATGCTCTTACACCAACCACTGTACTGGATATTGGCTGTAATGATGGAACACAGCTAGATTATTTCCAGGAGAAGGGTTTCACTACATTTGGTGTTGATCCTGCAGAAAATCTATACGAACGATCATCCAAGAATCATAAGGTATATAAGACATTCTTTGATATGGATTTTGTTGTCAATCATCCAGGAACTTTTGACATCATTACGGCTCAGAATGTCTTTGCACATAACTACGATCCATTGAAGTTTCTATGTGCTGCACGTAATGTTATGAATAATGATTCTCTATTGTTCATTCAGACATCACAAGCCGACATGATCCTGAACAATGAGTTTGACACCATCTATCACGAGCATATCAATTTCTTCAATATTAATTCGATGAACGAGCTATGCAAACGTAAGGATCTTTATCTGATCGATGTTGTGAAATGTCCTCTTCATGGTAACAGCTATGTCTTTGTGATTAGTAAGAACAAGTCCATTCGTCGTCTTGCTCATATTCAGAACCTTATTGATATGGAACGTAAAGCAGGACTGATGAGTGAGAAAACCTATGAAGACTATGCTATCAAATGTGAAAAGGTTGTATCCCAGCTTCGTAGTGTATGTGATGATTATAACCGACTTGATGTTGGTTTTAGTGTAGTTGGATATGGTGCTGCGGCCAAAGGAATGACGTTGTTGAACTATTCGAAGATCAAATTAGACTTCATCATTGACGACAATCCTTTGAAACAGGGCAAGTATACTCCAGGTTCAAATGTACTGATCGTATCGTCTGATGGATTGAATGATATCAAGAACGGTATTCTATTCATTCCTTTGGCTTGGAATTTCTATGATGAGATTCGAGGCAAGATCAAGTCAGTAAGGAATAACGAATACGATCTTTTCTGTAAATATTTTCCTAAGGTAGAAGTAACAACATGAACGTACTATATTACCATGTTTATTTGACGGACGATCCTGGTATTTGGTCGTCCGTCGTTATCGAGCAATTGAAGTGTATCGAGGATTATGATCTACTAAAATCTCTGCATAAGATTAAAGTTACAGCTATCACACAGTATGATTATCGAATGCAAGTTTTTGAGCAATTGTGTGATAGCTATCCTGTGAAGTTTGAGATCGAGTACGTCAACAATCCTTGGTTTAACGACGAACTTATGATTCAGAACTTGGAACACCAGGATACGATTACAGAGAACCATACCTATCGAAAGATTTATCAGGATTGCAAACAACAAAATATGAATGTTTGTTATATCCACACCAAAGGTATAACTTCTCCAATTCGTCATCTTCGTAAACTGAATCCCTATCAATTCAAGAACTATTACTACTGGAGACAATATCTGAACTGGGGTGTATTACAGAACTGGAAAGCCTGTGTATATGCTCTTGAAATGTTTGATACGGCTGGTGTGAATTACTATGAGAATCCTTCAAGGCATTATAGTGGCAATTTCTGGTGGTCCAAGTCAGACTATATAAAGAGACTGCCAGATCCAGCTACTATTGAATGGTGGAGAGACCTGCAGAATAAGTCAGATAATCAATGGTTAAAGACAACATCAGACAGATTTAAAGATGAGCAGTGGTTGTGTAGTCTGGATGATGTAAAAGCTTTCAATTACTTTACCCTTCCAGAATCAGAAAATCCTGCTGGAAGATTCTTACCAACAGTTAAATATAGAGGTTAATGCATGTATATCAATCCAAAATCAATCCTTGAGTCACAAATCGTTCAGAGAGACTTCGATAAACGATGGGAGAAAATTGTGAAAGTGATGGATTATGAGAATGCTTATTCGTATTCTAATGAAAATGGAGTTCCAGTAACTTTGATTCCAGAGAAATGGCTAACTGTGGCCGTATACGATTTTTTGATGGAGGAAGTATAATATGGCATTAAATGTAAAACTACTTAGACTTTTGAATGGCGAAGAACTAATGGCAGAAGTTATCGATCAGCCAAGTAAATTAATGGAAAGCACACCATTTAGTGTCGATCCTACTAAGGTTACAATCAAGAATCCTATTCGTGTTGTTGTTATGCCACAGAGAGACCCAAAAGCACCACCATCGATTGGTTTTGCTCCTTGGCTAGAATTTGCAGAGGACAAGACGATTACACTTGACAAAAGCCATATTTTGTTTATAGTTACACCTGTCAAAGAATTCATCAACCAATATAATTCCTTATTTGGTGGTATTGTAACACCAACATCCAAACTACTTCTTCCAACCTAGGAGGCTCAATGTCATCTTTCTATACCAATGTTCAAGTGTATGGATCCAGAATACTATATCGAGGTGTAGAAAACGGAAGAAAAGTAAAGCAAAGATTAGACTATAACCCAACCCTGTATGTACCCTCAAAGGTGCCTACAGGGTTTACTACTGTTTCAGGCGATTATGTTTCTGAAATCAAACCAGGTAATATTCGTGACTGCCGTGATTTTGTTGAAAAGTATAAAGATGTAGATAATTTCAAAATCTATGGAATGCAAAGGTATGAATATGCCTTTATTTCAGATAACTATCCAGGTGAAGTTGAATGGAATCTCTCACATATCACTGTAGCCAATATTGATATTGAAGTTGGTTCGGAGAATGGATTTCCAGAACCATCACTGGCAAATGAAGAAATCACATCAATTACCATGAAAACAAATCATGGTAAGTTTGTTGTATTTGGTTGTGGTGATTTCAATAATACCAGACCAGATGTTCGTTATGTCAAGTGTAGAGATGAAATCGATCTGATCAAAAGGTTTGTTGATGAGTGGACAGGTGATTATCCTGATATTATCACCGGATGGAATGTAGAGAGATTTGATATCGTTTATCTGGTCAATCGTTTTACTAAATTACTTGGTGAAGACTTTGCTAAACGACTATCACCATGGAATATCATTGGTAAATCAAAAACTACCAATAATGTAGGTCAAGAAGAAATGATCTATAAGTTGGTTGGTATTTCCACACTTGATTATATTACCATGTATCGTAAGTTTGCTCCTGGCGGTACATCACAAGAAAGTTATAGACTCGATCATATCTGCCATGTAGAATTAGATGAACGCAAACTATCGTATGAAGACTATGGTAATCTACACAATCTCTATAAAGAAAACTATCAACTTTTCATCGAATATAACATCAAAGACGTTGAACTGGTTGAGAAATTAGAAGAAAAACTAAAACTTATTGAACTGACATTGACATTGGCTTATGATAGTAAGACCAACCCAGATGATGCGTTCTCACAAGTCCGTATGTGGGATTCTATTATCTATAATCATCTCAAAGAAAAGAATATGGTTATACCACCAAACGAAAGACATTCAAAAGATGAAGCTTATATTGGTGCTTATGTAAAAGATCCTATTATAGGTCTGCACAAATGGCCGGTGTCTTTTGATTTGAATTCGCTTTACCCACATTTGATAATCCAGTGGAACATTTCACCAGATGTCTTTATTCCGCCTGAGAAATACTCAGATGATATGAGACAGTTTTTGAGTTCTACGAATGTCAACATCGACAACTTGCTTTCAAAGTCTATTGATACCTCTTTTCTCAAGGATCATAGAATAACATTATCTCCTAATGGACAATTCTTCTCTATAACCCAGCAAGGATTCTTAGCTGAAATTATGGAGAAAATGTATAATGATCGAACCAAGTTCAAGAAGAAGTCTATCGAAGCAAAGAAAGAACTAGAAAAAGAGTCTGATCCTGCCAAGAAATATGAAATTGAAAAGACTATATCTAAGTATAATAATCTTCAGTTAGGTAAAAAAGTAAGTCTTAATTCAGCGTATGGTGCATTAGGTAATGAATATTTCAGATTCTTTGATGTTCGCCAAGCAATAGCCATTACCACTGCTGGTCAGTTAGCTATTCGTTGGATTGAAAATAGATTGAATGATTACCTAAATAAACTATTGAATACAAAGGATAAGGACTATGTAATTGCATCGGATACAGATTCAATTTACTTATGCCTTGATCAATTGGTGTCTAAGACTATTCGAGAAACAAATCCAACTGTTGGAACAAAAGAGATTGTGTCCTTCTTGGATCGTGTGTGTGAAACTAAAATTCAATCGTTTATTGATAAGAGCTATAATGATCTTGCTCAATATGTAAATGCCTATGATCAGAAGATGCAAATGAAACGTGAAGCTATTGCAGATAAAGGAATCTGGACTGCCAAGAAACGATATATTCTTAATGTATATAATAATGAAGGTGTTGAGTATATCAAACCCAAACTTAAAGTTATGGGATTGGAAATGGTCAAGTCATCTACTCCTTCGAGTTGTCGTAAAAAACTAAAAGAAGCCATTGAAGTCATCATCAATAAAGATGAAAACTCAGTTATCCAATTCATCGAAACATATAGAAAAGAGTTTAGAAATGAAGACTTATCTGATATTGCTTTCCCTCGTGGTGTAAATGGATTGGATAAGTATGGTGATAAAACTTCAATTTATGGTAAAGGTACTCCAATCCATGTTCGTGGTTCTTTGATATATAATAATCTTATCAAAACACATAAACTCAGTAAAAAATATCCATTTATCAAAGAAGGCGAAAAGGTCAAATACATCTATCTAAAAGAACCTAATATCATCAGAAGTAATGTTATTGCCTTTTCACAAGTTTTGCCAATTGAATTGGATCTACATAAGTATATTGATTATGATACACAATTTGAAAAGGCATTTGTAGAACCATTAAAGATCATTTTGGATTCCATTGGATGGAAAACAGAAAAAACATCATCTTTAGAGGCTTTCTTTTCATGACAGATACCGAAAAAGTAATAGAGCAATTGGTGATGTGGAGAAGAAAGAAGTATTGTCTTTTTCCAGAGGATGTGATGAATATGATGATTGAAAATGGCTTGTGTACTGAAGAAGAAGTTCGTCAAGTCATTGAAACCACTCAGAAAAAAGAGCTTGACATCCGACTGCCTAAGGTGTATATTACTATATAAGATGAGTTTTGCGAATGTAGTCCAACAGGTAGAGACAACGGACTTAAAATCCGTACAGTGTGGGTTCGGATCCCACCATTCGCACCAAAGTTTAGACCTGTAGCATAATGGTTAATGCCTGTGGCTCATAACCGCATCGATGGGAGTTCGAATCTCTCCGGGTCTACCAACACACAAAGGATCGTGACATGAAAGGAAGAACTATGGATAAGGTTGACAAGTTTTTTGTTACATTCTTTGTAACAATTTT